TTCTCCTCGACGACTGCCAAAAGTTCGCCTTTACCAAAAGGTTTGGTGACCGCTGTGGCTTTATCACGCTTGAGCGTTTTCGCCGCAACCACCGCAACCCTCAAAAGTTTGAGTGGACTGGCTCTTGGACACTCTCAACTCAAGATGCCCGCTTTGAGTGGAAGCGACTTAAGGCCATCGGCGCAGTTGCAATCTGAGGCCTTCGGGCCTCGCCTTTTTTTGACTGATATGGAACTGACCAAACCCCAGCTGTCCTACCTGGCCAGCTTGATCCGTGAAGACCTGGCCGATGGTGTCATGGCTTGGGACACCCCAGAAGGCAAGTCCCTAACCCGCGAAGACATCCGCGATCTATGCGAGGCCCTGGAGCCCTCCAAGAAAGAAAGCCTGCACGAGATGTCGCTACAGCGGCTGATGCTGCCGATCCGTGCCCATAACGCCTTGTGGCGGCGTGGCTACAAAAACGTGGGGGCCGTCATGGCCTTGACCCGTAAAGAGCTGATGCTGATCCACAACATCGGCGAAGGCAGCGCGGACGACATCTTGGCCGCTATCGAAAAACTGCGCGAGGAGTTGGAATGACTCAACACTTCAACTGGGGATATGACCGGCGCGAAAGCCGCCAGGAATATCTAGAGGACCGGATCACCCAGATGGGCCATGAGCCGGATCAATACGAGCAATGGCACGCAGAGTTGCAGGCCCTCAAAGCCCAAAAGAAAAAAGAGGCATGGCCTGGGGCCTGGGGCGAGAAGACCACAAAACAGCAGTGGTCAACGATCGAAAGGGCAATCGGTCGCAAGCTGTCGAACGCCACCGACGGCGAACTAGCCCATGCCGTCAAGGCCATCAACAGCGAAATCAAGCGCAGGAAGAAAGCTAGGAACCGGATCCGCAAACAACGCTTAGAGGCCAAGATCGTCAAGCTCGAAGCCGATGGCTACAAGGCATTGCCAAGGGCAGGCAAAGAAGTTCGGGAAGCAATCGCTAAGCACAAAATTTTTCCTGACTTGGAATCTGGACGGCCATACGAAGATGAAGTCCGCCAGATGGTGCAGGGCAAGGGCAATCCATGGCATGACCTGGGGCCCATGAAAAACGGCGTGTTGGTTCCGGACAGAACATGCGACGACATATATGTGCAACCCAAAGCGTTGCTGTGCTTTGTGATCAACAGGCTGCAGCACAAGATTGATGCCGAGAAAAAACGGCAGGAGGCCTACGAACGACGCCAGGAGGAACTAAGGAAGTGGGAGGAATTGCAAAAGGCCCGCTCAGCGCAGGTGGCCAAGGACTGGTATCAGCAAATGGTTGAGGCCAACGGCCGCTGGCAAAAGGCGCTAGCTGACCACGAAGCAAAAAAAACCGCAACTACAAACCAATCAACCGAGGAATCAAAATGACAAGCTCGCCGATTAGCACGGTCCTTAAAAACCTTGCAGGGTCAATAAAAATTTCGGATGAAGGCGTGGAGGCCTTTTTACATTCAATGAGCATTGAACATCCGCACAGCGCAAAAACTACTAAATTTCACAGGCGTTTTATTGACAGGTATAGCTCGCCCCGCGGGTATTGTGATTGGCAAAGGGCGGTAAGGGCTTTTTGCAAATACATAACGCCTAGATACATATATGAGAATTTGCGGCCATATCTTGTTGAAGACACAGGAACTATAGAAAACAAAAACGCCAGCCTTTGGCCTTATAAAGGCAAGATCGGGATGAACCTTTCAATCCCAATGCTAACTACCGCTTACTTCAAAAAAATTCCAACATATTACATAACAAAAGAAATGGCAGTGGCTTTGGCGAATACAGACGTGCCGCCACAGGGCGTGCCAGAGAAGGTGATTGATTCTTTCTTTATTTGCTTGCCAATAAATTTTTTGAAAGACGTTTTAGGGCTTGATTTCTTAGGCTTGGATTGTTTTTTAGTCACATCGAGAGCAGGATTTCATTACGGCGTGAGAACAGCAGAAAGAGTGTTCAGCTATAAAACAAATATAACCGGAGCGAAAGTAGATGATTTTCATGATTTGTACTTTATCAACTGCGGTAAGGGGGCTCTTGTTGGCGCAGGAATAGATTGGTCAGAACCCTTAGATCGAGCTGATCAGGTCTATTTTGGTGGCCCTGGCGAAACAACCAATCCGCAACTATTAGAAAGTGATTTTCTTTTCCCAGGGTCTGCTCAGACCAAAATGAGAAATTTAATCAAAAATATAATCCTCATATACAACTACGAAAAAAATTACTTACAGCACGAGCCTTCCCCAAACGTCATCAGTGGCAAAAGGCACGCCGGAAAACGAATTAAGGCTGAATATCCGATTTCTTGGATTGGCAAAAATTTCAGGTGCAAAACAGTGCGAAGCGACAAGTCAAGCGACCAAAGCTCTAGGAGGGTTTTCAAGTCCCACTGGCGTCGGGGTCACTGGCATCACTACTGGGCTGGGGCAGGCCGCAGGCAGAGCGTTTTGCGATGGGTGCAGCCGGTGTATGTCAAAGGCCTAAACCTGCACTCCTAGGCTGTGCCAACTGATAAACCTACACAATCCCTACCAAACACCGACCAGGAGGAGCAGAATGGGTAGGCCTACATAACCACCCCATGGATCTCGGATCTGACTACCTGAAAGCCGTTGTGGCCCACCAGGAAGAACTAGACCGCAAGGTACGAGAACAGCACCAGCAACTGGTTGAAGACCTCGACCAGTACCTGGCCCAGGAGCGCAAGCGCCTAGAGAGCATGGACTAACCCTGGGGGCTACGGCCCCCTTTTCTGTGCCAATCCAAAAGGCTGCACAAGGGGTACTACTCACCTACCAAGTCGCCCCCATACTTGGATCAGTTCACTCAACCACCCCGATGAACTTCTGGACTCCCGAACGCTGCAAGACCATCGACACCCTGATCCTGATGGACAACTCCTGTGAGATGTCGATGCAGGCAGAGCTGACCAACAACGCTGCCCGCAAAGCCCGTCTGCTGGAAAACGTCGAGATGATCCAAGCCGAGCTGCGTTCCCGCGTCTGATCCACCCGGCCCCTTCGGGGGCCTTCTCCTCTAGACCCATGAAACAACTTCGCTACGAAACCGCCCGGCCACAGACTCCCCAGTGGTATGGCCCAGTCTTTACCACTCTGTTCTGCCTGCTGTTCGGCGGTGCCGCCTGGCTGTCGCTGACAAGCACCCTTACCCAGATGACGGAACGCGACTGCCGCCTGGGCGTGCAGGCTGCCTGTGAACAGCTCAATAAATAGGAGGACAAACCCCAGTGTTACAACCACCCCTGGTCGAGATTTTGGGGTCTGCCCAAACCGACTCTAAGCCTGAAATGACCCAAAGCGAAATC